CTCGCTAAGTGCTTGATTTTACTGATGTTTTATCAGGTCGAACCAGCCGAGCCCCAGATGGTAAGTGCATCACTCCAGCCGAAGCAATAACGTTCACGAGCTTTGTATCGCACGTTACCAGTATCAAAGTCGCCATCCATGGAGGTTGCCATAGGCGAACGCACAAAGTGCTTCAGGCCGTTGGGCACGTCGGTCAGCAAGAACCAGCCGTTCACGTCGGTCAAGAAGTGGTTGACGCAGTAGCCTTCAGGAATGGCGCCCAACTGTTTGATAGCGTTGATATCGTTATCGGTGGTCGAGACGCGCAGTTCCGTGTCCATCAGACGCTTGGCAACGAACATGTATGCGGGGGGGATGACCAGCTTACGTGGCTTGGCAGCAATCAGCAGACCACGCTCGTCAGTCCAGGAAGCGATTTGAATGATCGCGGCTTCCAGGGAAGTCTCGTTCAGATCAACGCCAGTGGCGGGGCTGTTGAAGTTAACAGAACCGTTGACCAGGGGGTGGCCGACACGGGAGCCGCCGGAGTTGACGCCGCACAGGGAGACACCGTCGCCGCCAAGGAAGCTGCCGCTGAACGCGTTGTTCAGAACGGAAGCGCCCTTGACTTGCTTGGTGTAAGCCATACCACGGGCCAGAGCCTTGGTGTAGCGGGCAGACAGGCTGTCATACAGATTGTCTTCCACTGCTTCTTCAGTGATGGAGAAGCCCAGAGCGATGGTCTCGTGGGTGTAGCGAGCGGTGAACGCTTCCTGCGCATTGTCATAAGCAATGGCGGCGCCTTCGTTCTTGACCGGAGCAGCGCCGAAGCCGGCGAGCTTGGTTTCTTCTTCAAAGCTACGTTCCGATTTCTCGATGTCGTAGATTTCCTTGTGCTCTTCGCCGTAGCGAGCGTACTCCAAGCCGAACAAGGCGTTCAAGCCGGGCAGGAGTTCCTTAAGCAGTTGTGCGCGTGAAATAGCCATTATTTACTCCTTAGACGCCGGTGGCGAGGTAGTACGAATGCGTGCCTTGATTGAACTTCACCAGGAGTTCTGGGAAAGCATCAGTCTCGGTGCCAGCAACAACGCCAACAACGCGCATTGCCAAGGTGGCGGTCAGTGCCAAGGAAGCGCCGTTAACGCCAACAATGACGTTGACGCCAGAGTTACCGGTGGCAGCGCTACCAGCAGTGACGAAGCCCAGAGCAGCGTTCTTACCGACTGCGCCAGCAGCGCCGTTGGTCAGCGAGCCGAAGGCAGCCGTACCTTGCACTTGGAACACCAGATCAGGATCGTCAGCAACAACGAGGAACACGTCGGTATAACCGCCGGTGATCGCGTTGGCAGGCAAGAACTGAGCGAAGGTGGGCTGCTTGGTGGCGGGATTAACGTACCGAACACCCAGGCAAACACCCACGATGCCGCTGGTGGTGCCGGCGGTAGGGGTGGCTGCGATGGCTGCGGGGTTACCTGCCGAAGACAGTTGAATCACATCGCCGTTATAGATAGCGGCGGTGTTGTTGGTAGACAGCTTGATTTCGCGGGTAGAACCAGCGAAGGACTGCCCACCAATCAGGTTTACGGGCTTAAGCCCGTAGGGAGAGAGCGTTGCGGCCATATAAGACTCCTAGTTAAGTACCAGAACCAAAACCCCCGCCGCCACGGCTGATCGAAGACTTCTTCTCCGAGAACAGCGGCATACGAGGATCGTTGTTTCGCATAAAGTTGTTGTCGACTGAGTCCACCTGCGCTTGTGCTTGGTTGGCGTAGTAAGCGTCGCGGGCTTGCGCACGTTCTTTGGCCATCTTGCAGAGCATGAGGCCGCCGATTTCGACGTTTCCAGTTTTGCTGCCAAGCAACATCAGTTCAGGGTGGTCAGACGCCTTGACCGGTTCCCAACCTTCGCGCAACTTCTTAGACACGTTGGTAGGATCAGACTGTCCCAGAACGTGCGTCGCTACCCAGCGATACACATACCCAGGCTCAGGAGTAGGGTCAGGCAAGGTACTCGGGGGTGTGTACACCATACGAGCAGTTTTTTCGCGTGATGCCAGATCACGGGGTGTGCGGGAAGATGCTTCAGCCATTTGATTTCTCCATTTTTGCGATTTCAGCCGCGTATTGCTGTGGGGTAAGACCGAACTTGCGTGCCAACGCGACTTGCGTGGACGTAAGCTGAATCTTTCTTGCGCCAGTAGAGCGAGTCCCCGGAGCTACAACCGTTGCTGGCCGCCTGGAGCCATCACCGGACTTTTGGTTATTGTCCGAGCCAAAGAAATCCGAAAACACCGAACGCATGCGAGCATCAATTTGCTCGAAGTACTCATCAGAGCGAGGGTCAACCCCCGAATTCACTAGTTTTTGATGCAGCCCTAGTGAGAAGCTGGTCATTTCCTCGTGCCCATTTGCCCCAAACCACTGGTTTTTTGCCTGCCAGCGCAGTGTCTTATCATCGACCTGGGGTGCCTGT